ATAGCTGTTCTTAACCCAAGACAGTACTACGCACTTATACAGCAAACAGGTGACAATGGACTAATCAATAGAGACGTTCAAGGTACAGGTTTACAGTCTGGAGAAGGTGTAGTATCTATTGCTGGTATCAAGATCTATAAGTCAATGAACCTACCATTCTTAGGTAAGTTCGGTACTGCTAACACTATCGATAATGCTGGATCATTCGTAGGTCAAAATATGGATTCCGGTGCTGGTAGACAGTCAGCAACTTATGCAAGATCTGGAACAACAATCACAGTAACACTTACTGCTCACGGTATTTCTGTTGGCGATAAGGTTGTGTTTGATGCTACAGCTGGTGGTGGTACTTCTGGTACTTACACAGTTGCAACTGTACCTAATGCTAATACCTTCACAATTACAGATACTGCAAGTGGAACTGTTTCAAGTTCAGCTTGTACATTCAACATTGCTGGTGTTAATAACAACTATGGTGAATCTGGTGACTTCGCAGGATCATGTGGCTTAATTTTCCAAAAAGAAGCTGCTGGTGTTGTTGAAGCAATTGGACCACAAGTTCAAGTAACTAATGGAGACATATCCGTTATTTACCAAGGTGACGTAATACTTGGTCGCCTAGCAATGGGAGCGGATTACTTAAATCCTGCTGCTTGCGTAGAATTACACGTTGGTTCTGCTGACGCTGCATTCTAAATTTATACTTTTTACGGGACCTTCGGGTCCCTTTTTTTTATCTATGGCTATTACAACTATTGATCTCGATACCGAACTATCCGCAGTTAACTCAATCTTGGGTAGCATAGGTCAATCTCCTGTTACTACTTTAGGTGTAGTTACAGATGACAATGGCAATGAAGTTGTCAACACATATGCAAACCCTGAGATAGCATTTATATATAACATCCTTAAGGAAGTTAATCAGGATGTACAAAATGAAGGATGGCACTTTAACAAGGAATACCATGTTGAAGTTACACCTGATGCAGATGATGAAATAAAAATTCCAAGTGATTATTTAAGATATGATCTCAACGCAGATCATTTTGTAGAGAAAGATGTAGTTAGACGTAATGGGAAACTCTATGATCTTGTAAATCATACTTATAAATTTACAGATCCTGTTTTTCTTGACATTGTTTACTTACAAAAATTTGAGGATTTACCACCTGTATTTAGAAGATACATAATTTCAAGAGCATCAGTTAAAGCTGCTACTCAGTTAGTTAATAATGTTGAATTAGTACAACTACTACAAACACAAGAAGCTACCACTAGAGCTGCCTGTGTTGAATATGACTGCGATCAAGGTGATTACTCTTATTTAGGTGTACCACATGATGTGTCATATAAAGCATATACACCGTTCAAAGCTATCAGAAGATAAATGACAACAGTTACACAATCTATACCAGCATTAACTGGTGGAATATCACAACAACCAGATGAATTAAAAGTTCCGGGACAAGTTAATGTAGCAAAAAATGTATTACCTGATGTAACTCATGGTTTACTTAAACGTCCCGGGAGCCAATTAATAGCATCACTAAGTGACAATGGAACAGCTGCATTAAACTCTGTATCAGGGGGTAAGTGGTTTCACTATTATCGTGATGAAGATGAGCAATATATAGGTCAAATTAATACGTCTACTGGTGACGTTAATATGTGGCGTTGTAGTGACGGGCTTCCATTTCCTGTTAATACAGCAGACAGACCAATTAAAAGAATAAGTATTACTGGCATTGGTAATGGATATACTTCAGCTCCTACTATTTCATTTAGTGGAGGAGGTGGATCTAACGCAGCTGCTACCGCAGTTATAAATACAGGCGGTCAAATATCTGACATTCTTTTGACTAATCCGGGATCTGGTTATACATCAAATCCTACAATGTCATTTAGTGGAGGAGGAGGAACTGGAGCTGCCGCAACATGTGTAGCTTCTACAGTTACTCCAGCAGCAATTGCTAGTTATCTAAGTAATGGATCACCAACTGCTGAGGATATACAAACTTTAACTGTTAACGATTACACTTTTATAACTAACAGGAAGAAAAAAACTGCAATGGCTTCAACCATTGAACCTGTGAGACCCCCTGAAGTATTTATTGAATTAAAACAAATAAAATATGCTAGTCAGTATGCTTTAAATCTATTTGATGAATCTACACAAAGAGAAGTTACTACAGCAACAAGAATAAAGATTGATAGGTTATACGACAGCTCAAATACTTGTGGGCAGAATGATGATGGCAGATTATTTTTTAAGCATTATTTTGACCAAAGAAATATTACTTATGATGGGAGTACCTATGTCTGGGGTGTTCAATGTGGAACTAAATCGGATGCTGGAGAGTATAGCGGGACTGATAATAATGGACTTAAAATGTCTGACCCTACTTGTCCAAGTACTAAAACTGGAATATTTAGTTCAATAGGATCTGGTACAACTTATAGAGATAGAAATGATCCTGACCCACCTCCTAATTACCAGACAGAAGTAAAATATAATTTTGGTGATTTAGTTGTATCTAACAGTAAAGTTTACTGGATGCAAAACAGTAGTAGAACACCGTCAGATACGGAAGCTGGACCATCACACACTAATGATACAAGTCAAAATGGTTGGAGATATATAAATACTTTAACTGCTTGGGATGCTGGGTACACAGAATTGCATACAGTTCGAGTTTTTAATAAGTCCCATATGGATAACAATTACAGAGTTAATACTGTAAATACTGATGCTAGTGTCCATTCTACAACTGTTGCTGCTGCGGTATCAGGTAGAGCTAATATGTATTTTCGTATTACTACTATTGGTCAAGCTGTTCCATATGGTAAAGGTAATGACGTTAGATATTACTCAAGATATACAACAACACATGATCTACTTTATGGTGGTGAAGGTTGGGAAGTAGGCGATACTTTTTATGTTTGGCAGAATAATGCTAGATACAGAGTTGAAGTCTTAGAAACCAGTACAGCTAAAGTTGCCTGTGATATGAACAGTGTAGCTAGATCTGGATTAATTAGACCTACACCTACACCGTTTGATACCGAAACCACAATTACTGCTGAAAGTATATTAGGTAGTATTAGACAACTTGTTGTTAGTCAAAACAACGGTATTGCTGATAGTGAAATAGAACAAATAGGTAATGGTTTATATATAACGAATGGTAGTAATTTTAATGCAACAACTCCTTTCCAAGACCTAATAAATGTTGTCTCTGGTTCAGTTGAAAATGTAGATGACTTACCACAACAATGTAAGCATGGTTTTGTTATAAAAATAGCTAATACAGAAACTGAAGACGATGATTATTATGTCAAATTCTTTGGTAATAATGATCGAGATGGTAATGGTGTATGGGAAGAATGTGCTAAACCGGGAACTCAAGTAGAAATAGATGGCAGTACTATGCCAGTTCAGCTGACAAGAAATGCTAGTACTAATACATTTGATTTAAATTATGTAGATTGGGAAGATGCAACTGTTGGTGATACAGATCCAATAGTTGGTACTAACCCACTACCAACATTTATAGGGAATGAAATTTCTAAGATATTATTTTTTAGAAATAGATTATGCTTACTAAGTAATGAGAATGTAATACTATCCCGTCCGGGTAACTTCTTTAATTTTTGGGCAAAAACTGCAACCACATTTACGATTGAAGATGTTATAGATGTCTCTTGTAGTTCTACATATCCCGCAGTTATTTATGATGGCTTGCAAGTTAATGCCGGATTACTATTATTTACCAATAATCAACAATTTTTATTAACTACAGATAGTGACATACTTGCTCCTAACACAGCAAAAGTAAACTCAATAGCTACTTATAATTTTAATAAAGCAACTAATCCAATTTCACTTGGTACAACAGTTGGTTTCTTAGATAATGCTAATAAATATAGTCGTTTCTTTGAAATGTCTAGGATATTAAGAGAAGGAGAACCACAAGTTGTAGAGCAAAGTAAAGTTGTTTCTAAACTATTTACTAAAGATTTAAAACTTGTATCTAACTCACGAGAAAACTCAATAATATTCTTTAGTGAATTAGGTAATAATACAATATATGGTTATAGATATTTTACTTCTGGAGAAGACAGAGTATTATCTTCTTGGTTTAGTTGGGAAGTTACAGGAAATATTGCATATCATTGTATGTTAGATGATGCTTTATATGTAATTGTTGAAAATAACAGTAAACGTCAATTAGTTAAGTATTCAATCAAGTTAGATGACTCTGGTAATTTCATAACTCAAGATGGGAATAATTATGCAGTTCATTTAGATAATACTAAAACTGTAACTACAGGAGCTAATACTTATAATGCAACAACTAAAAAAACAACGTTTGCTAAACCAGAAGGTTTTGAAAGTAGTAATCAATTAGCTGTTTATGATACTGATTCTGGTTCAGAGTTAGGAAGATATACATTAGCTACTGTTAATGGTTCTAACATTGAATTAGATGGAGATTGGAAAAGTCAATCTTTTGAACTTGGTTATCTATATGAAATGGAAGTTAAACTTCCTAAAATATTTTTAACACAAGCACAGGGAGATAAATATAGAGCTGATACTAGATCACGTTTATTACTACACAGAGCTAAATTAAGCCTTGGTCCTATTGGTATGTTTTCGACTACCTTATCAAGATTAGGTAAAACAGATTACACCGAAACCATAGAAGTAGTACCGGCAGATCAGTATGGAGCAAACTCTGCTGTTGTAGAACCAACTTCAGAACAAACCATACCTATATATGAAATTAATAAAAACGTAGTATTAACAATTAAATCTAAACATCCTGCACCAGCAACTTTATATTCATTGAGCTGGGAAGGAGACTATAACAACAAATTATATACACGTGTCTAATTACATTCACCCAATAACATTGGAAGCTGCACTTGGTGTGGCTTCTAATCTTTTACCAGATGACCGTAGGGAAGTAGAAGAGGGTCACGGACGTGATCCTGTTGTGGCAATACCCGCATGTACCGAAATAGGTGACAGCGTATATTTCACAGTTCCAAACGGTGAATTAGCAGGAGTAGCAGGAGTATCTCT